CGCCTGTGACGGGGTACGACGGCAGGCGCCACGGGGCGTGGTCATCGTCGTGAATGCTGAAGAAAATACACCGGGTGGTAGCGAAGGAGGGACTTGAACCCCCGACACGCGGATTATGATTCCCCAAAAAGGCGTTGAATAAACTCGGCTTTTTTCCCAAATCAGGGAAAAACCACCTGTGAAAAATCAATGGGTTAGCAGCCGCCTTCCAACCGGATACGCCGCATGACCGCGCGATTCGGGGATCTCGCCGCTTCCATTCTTTCGACCACGCCAGGCCACCGCAAGGAAGGCGATGCGACCGATCCGGTGCGCCGGGGAAGCTTCCACGAAGATAGCCGCCAGGCAAAGCCCTGGCGCCGACACGGCGATGGTGACCGGCGAAAGTGGAATGCATTTAAGGGCGCAGCACTCGGCGCATTCGACAAGTTGTATAAGGCGCATTGCCTCCAGCTTCGCCAAGAGCGCGCCGATCGCCGAGCAGGAAAGCGGGAGGATGTCACCGATGCGCGCAAGCGTCTGCATGGTGACGATCGTGCAGTGCTCGCCTATATGCTGGACCGCTTCAATCACATGACCGGCGAGCTTTTCCCGCGCATCGACACCATCGTCGACGCGGTCGGTAAGAGCGAGGGCTATGTAAAGGCAGCGCTGGCGCGGCTTCGCGATTTTGGCTTCCTCTGCTGGGTGCGCCGCACCAAGACCAAGGAGGGCTCCGAGGGGCAGGCCGGGCCGCAGCTCGAGCAGACATCGAACGCCTATTATTTCGCGTGGGGCGAGCAGCTCGTCCAAGAGGCCAAGGGTGCCTTCCAGAATCTGCTGACGATCGGACTGAAGAAGCTCCGCGCTGCCACTGGGCTCGCCAAGCCCTCCTGGCCCACCGACCCTGGCCTCTCGGCCGCCCTCGCTGGGGTCCGCGATGGGCTCGATCGCCGCGACGCTTCCATACCTAGCGCAAAGACATAATTTGCCCGCTACCCGGTGGAAGATTTAATATAAAAGGAAACGCTTCGCGTTGCGCAGTTAGATGGTAGCCCCGCCCCTTACTCGAACGGATTTCACCGTGCCCGATCGCCAAGCCCGGGCGGATGGGAGCGTCGGCTATGCCGACGCGGTGCTGCCTGGGGAGCAGCAAGCGGCTTTTGCACGCTCTTCCCACAGGACGCTCGCCTAGCGCATCTGGGTGCATCAGGATGCATCACGTCACGAGGCCCCATTTCTCCTCTGTACGCCCCGGAAAACCGGGCTGCATCAAATGCCGTCATTGCATCAAAAGCGACCGAAAAAGCTGGCGGGCGAGGCGGGGGGTCTTGCGCGGAAATCGGGGTCGCGAAAGATTTGAGCTAAATCGTATAATTTTATTACGCGAAATAAAATTTCAAGAAATTTGTAATAAAATTACATGATTTTATAGTATACGATCAGGTCTGATTGCACCGGGCGGAAGCACATCGACGGGGTGCGGCTCGTCCCTTCCCCACCGACCCGGCCATTCGCCCGCTGGCTGGAACACGGTGCTCGGGGCGAGCAGGACATTCTCATTCTGCGGCGAGCCCAGCACTCGCAGCAGGATTTCTTCGATCATCAGCTTCATCGTCGTCTCATGGGTGATGCCAAGGGCGCGCTTCTGCCAAGGCTTCTTCACGATCAGCGCCGACCGGAGATCCATGCGCAGCTCCTCCCGCGTCACGATCCGCATCAGTAGGACATCCAGTCGATCTCGGCGTCATCGAGCGCGGCGAAAGCATCGCCGTCCGCACCCATGGCCCGCAGCCGCTCCCGCACCTGGTCGGGCGTGCCATTGCGGGGAAAGCCACGATCGGCGCGCGCGGCCGCCGCGATCGGATCGATCCAGTCGCCCCGGTCCTTCTGCGCCATCAGCCAGGCGCCAAAGGGTTCCTGGGCCTGTCCATATTCAGCGAGCATCATCACCTCCATCGACTCGACAGAGGCGGATAATAGCAATGTTCTACTTATGTTCCAATCACCGGCGCGCCGAGGCGCGCCCGGCCTATGTCAGCCGGGCGTCGCGATCAGGCGGCCGAAGCGGTCAGCAGCTGCATCGGCATATCCTCGATCGCCTGCCTCGGCTGGACCGCCAGCGCGCCGACCTCCTCATTGATCCGCAGGAAGCGGGAAAGCAGCGGGATGATCTCCAGCATCCAGAACATCCCCGTGGCGTCACGGGGATTGCCGAATGCCGACCCCTGCGCTGGCACGATGCCGAGCAGCTGGGGCGGCACCCGGTGCGCCGCCAGGACATCGTCCCGCGTCGCATTCTTGATTTCCAGGAAGACGTCCTTGGCCCCCTGCTCGGCCACGGGGATGATCTTCAGGCTCCCCTCCTTGCCCGCCGGGGCGTGGACGAAAAGATTGCGGAAATTTCCCGGCCCCTTCGACGCGCGCAGCGCAGCGCGCAGCTTGGTCGTATCCCGCTCGTCGATATCGCCGGTCGCATAAAGGATGTAGCCGGCGTGCGACCCATTCAGGTAATAGCGTCGCCGAAAGAGCGTCGCCGCCTCATTCAGCAGTGCCGACTGGATCGCCGAGAGATATTCCGGCGATCCATAGATCTCCTGGTTGATATCGGGCTGCATGATCTGCACCACCGCCCCGGCCGGATATTCCACCTCGGGCGCGCCGCCGGGCACATACCAGAAGACCCCCGGCGTCACCCCGCGCCGCATATATTTGGCGGGCAGATAATCGAGCCGCACCAGGCCGCCGAAGCGATTGACGATCTTCAGCAGATAGCATTCGCCGAAGACCAGAAAGTCCTGGATCGCCCGCTCGGCCACTGCGCTCGCCAGATAGGGGGTCGCCCTAAGCTCGCTGACGACGATATTGCGCTTGAGCAGGATGGCACTGCTGTGGTGCGGCGAGGCATTGAACGACCGCGCCAAGCCGTCGCGGGAGATGGGCGGTTCGTACCAGCGGTCGTTGCGATACACCTGCATGACCGTATCGAGCAGGGTACGCCGGTCGAGCACCGATTCCGGGTCCCCGAAGGTAAAGGCATCCATGCCGCCCCGATCGGCGACCACCTCCCCGCTCGTGCCGTCGGAGATAGCCATATTCGCCGTCGAATTCGTCTCCGCCGACGTCATGCGACGGATCTTGGTCTTCTTCGTCACCGAGGATCTCCATGCGCGTCTTGGGTCGGGTCTGACCGTCGAGCGGCTCATTGATGAAAATATGCATCGCCGCCCACGCCATGTCGGCATGGCCGGTATCGTCCGCGCGGCTCGCCTTGAAGGTGATCGCCTTGCCCGACTGGGTCAGCGCCTTCTTGATCGACAGGAACGCGGACTGAAGGTCGGTCCAGCCGCCGTCGAATTCGACGCGGCCGCGCGAAATCGTGTGCTGCGCCTTCATGACCATCTGGGTCTTGCTCTCCAGCGAATACTGGATCTTCACGACGCCGCGATGCCGATCCTTCAGGATCTGATAGACGCCAGCGCCGACGCCCGAGGCGTCGACCCCGACATAGGTGCAATTGTAGCGCTTCAGCCGGGCCAGGATGAATTCCACCTGCTCCTGGAAGTCCGCGCCGCGCAACTGGTGCCGCTCGATCAGGCGGAATTTGCCGTCCGGCCCGTCCGGCGGGATCCCGATGACCAGGGCGGCATTGTCGCCGTCGGTGCTCTCCTGCGGATCATAGCCCGCCCAGACCTCCCGATCGCCGACCGGCCGATCGGCGAGCAGATTGATATCGCGCCAGTCGACATCGGCATCGACCGTGCAGCGCTGAAGCTCATTAAATTTGAAGGCGCTCAAGGAATCGTCGACGAATTGGCAGCCATAGAGATTGGCATATTCGTCGGGCGCATTTTCGTCCCGCACTTCGGCCAGGTCGAAAAGGTCGCACCCCTGCGCGGCCGCATCCTCCAGCGTCAGCATGTGGCGCCAGATCCGATCGGCGCCCAGCTGCCCGGCCTTCAGCGCGTCATAGCTGACATCGATCGCGACCTGGTCCGCCTTTTTGCGACGTCGATTATAGGCCGCGCCGGTCCATAGCGAATAGGCCTGATGCGCCACCGTCGACGGGGTCGACAGATACGTCTTTCGCCAATGCTTGTGGCTGGCCATCGCCTTGGCGACTTTATTCAGCTCCTCGAAACCGAAGGTCCAGAAAAATTCGTCGAAATAGAAGTTGCCCGTATAGCCCTGCGCTGTGCGCGCATTGGTGCCCAGGAAGATCAGCTTGGCGGTCGGCTTATCCTCGGGCAGGCCCTCGGCCGATACGACGATGGGATCGCCCTTCAGCTTGACCCCGACCCGCGCCGCAAATTCGATGATGTAATTTTTAAAGACATGCGCCTGATTTTTCGACGCCGACAGGAATATCTGATTGCCGCCACCCTTTAGGGCGTCGAGCAATGCTTCGCGGGCGAAATAGAAGGTCGCACCGATCTGGCGCGACTTGAGCACCATGCGCGTGCGCTGGTGCCGGTTCTCCCACCACAATTCATTATATTCGAAATTCTCTTCGTGGAAGATTTCCTCCAGCCGCGCGATCTGCTCGGCGGTGAAGTAATTGGCGGCGGCCTTGTCCTTGCGCTCGCCCGCATTGCGATTGGCGACCTTTTCATTCAGGTCGCCCTCATGCCCGCCGGGCGCCTGGTATCGCCGCACCCGCGCGCCCGCCACGACCTGGCGCATGAGCAGGTCGATCTCCTTGAAATCGCCGCCTGTCTTATTTTCCTTGGCGATCAGCGTGTTGAGGCGGCACTCCAGCGCGTCCTCGATCTTGGACAGCGACGGCGCTTCATCCCATCGATCGCGCTGCTTCCAGCTTTCGACCGTCGCCCGCTTCAGCCCCAGCTCGTCGGCGATCTGGGTGACGCCCCAGCCGCGCCAGTACAGGCTGCGCGCCTGGCGCTTCGCGTCGACCGGGATCGGCATCGTCGACGCTGGCAGCGGCATGGCATGATCGGGCGGGAGCTTGTCCATCGCCGGGGACGGTAGCCATCGCCCCCCGCCGCCCGCGCCGTCCCGCTTGTGTAGAACGCCGTTCTACACAAGCGCCGCGTTGCACCCGCGCGGCCCTTGCCCCCCTGTTCTGGCCAGCAAATCGGCCCGTCCAGGGCGCCAATCAGGGATCGCTACAGCGATGGGCACCAAGAGCAAATTTTTCCGCGCCTTCGTCGAAGGCAATACGATCAGCGACGGGCGCACCAT